ATTATCACCACTGTTGGCAGCTTCAAATTTATTGCGGATGTTTTCTTTGGCCTTGGTGTCTAACTGGGTCTTGTTGACCTTAAGAATGCCTGTCCCTTGGACACCTGAGTTAAAGAAACCTTTCAGCAACGCATGCCCAGACTTTTGTACCCCGACCTCATCATGAAGGCTATAAAGTGGCGATAGTCCTTTGTAACCGTCTTGTGTGAAGCACTTGAAGTGTAAGACCTCGCTGGCATTTAAACGCTGTGAGCGGCCGCTGTCAGGCGTGTATTCGTAGCTGATAATGCCGGTCGTATTATCTTGTTTAACCACCATTTGACTGTTGGGGACTAACTCGAAGCCAGTGACCTGTCCGCTAGGGTTCTTAGTAACCCGTGCAAAGCTGTTACCATTCAGCAACATGTTAGCAGCTAGGGCAAACTTGAACGCCCACGCGGTCATGTGGTCATTGGGTGCCTTGTTAAGGAGCACGCTGATACGCTTGTCACTGTACTCAATCGGGTTTGTTGCAAGATCACTGGCAATCACGCGCACGGCCGTAAACACGTCCGAATTACGTAAAGCACCAATCCCCACATATAAGCCGCTGTCGTTGCTGGTCATGCTGACAAGCGCATCTAAGAACGGGTCGCTGTTGTCATCGCGTGGTTGTGTCGCGCTATTCGTGAAAAAGCTCATTGTTTCACCTCCCTTTGTTAAAGTTGATGATGACTGCGACGGAGATCAGGGCCGTGCCGACTGCTAACATACCAACGCCAAACCCGAACAGCCACCAGATCCCGGCAACCATACAGATCAGTCCCAGTATTAACAGCACGGTCTGCACATTAAAAACCAAAGTCATCGCTCGAATAAAAGTCATTGTCTGCTACCTCGCTTTCCTTGTTTTGATCCATTGCAATTGTGTAAGCGTTCATCAGTGCGGCTACGGGATCAATCTTCGTAGCGTTGTGGGCCTTATCGATAATTGGATTGTTATTAGCGTCATATTTCAGAATAGCGTTGTTGACCGCATAGGCCAGTGACTGATTATCAGGGTGCTTTAACTGGCCATTGAAGAGATCATCACGAAAACGAGTTGTCGGAATTGAAAGTGTTCTAACACCTTGTCGCACCTCAAGCAGTGGCAAATCGCGTTTTTCAAATTCTGGAATCAGGTAGCCCATGGCGAAGGGATCATAACAGATGGCACGCACGTTCCACTGGTTCCGTTCGATCAGGTCGAGAATGAAGCGCAAAACTTCGTCATAGTCGATCATGCCGCTGTCGAGTTTGGTAATGCTACATTCGCCACGACTAGCACCACTGATGTAATCGAACCCGTCACGCTTGATTTTCTCTTCCAGTCCGTACTTCGTTCCCACGAATGAGTGGCTGTCGGCATACAGGTAGCCATCTTCTGGAACTAACCACGAAATACTGGTCAGGTCGCTAGACTTAGAGAGATCAAGCCCGATATACACGTCCTTTTCTCTAGTGTCTGGTGGCTCGATAGTGGCTTTCTCCCAGTCGTCAAGACTGATATAACTGTCTGCTCTGGCTGATTGCCACATGTTGAAGTTCTTGACGAGAATTGGCCGCAGGGTTCCTTGCTTGGCTGCTAGATCAACATCAGCTTGCAAGCTAGGCCGCATTGTCTTTGCTCTTTCAGCATTAGCCAGTAGTGGATTTGACTTCTCCCAAGTCTCTGGTGCAAAGGCTTCATCCTTGCTGTCTTGCTCAAAAATGGCAATAAAATACCGATCTGCTTGTTCGCGACCGGTTAAGATTTTGGAGACGAATTTATATTCTTTATACATAGGGCCATTCAGGTCCGGCCCCGTGGTCGAGATGACGGCTAGTAAACTGTTGTCGCTGTTGATCTGGCCGGATTTTAGTGTTCGTAGAATCTCATCAGTACGAGCCAAGGCGAACTCATCAATAATAGCCAAGTCACTTTGATAACCATCTAGGCTGTGCAGATCAGACGCAAGCGGAACAGCTCGGCTGTTGCTCGGCAAGTCGATAATTTCGTTGCGATTGATCTTCAAACGATCGCGCACCGATTTGGATATCTTGGAGACCTGACGCAAACCACTAGACATCATATCAAAAGCCAAATGTGCTTGGGCGTTACTGTTGGCTGTGTAGACAATTTCGCGATTCATGGCTGGTTTGTTTTCCATGAGGAGATACAGCGCGCCTAGATCAGCCATCAGGAAGCTCTTGCCATTCTTGCGCGCCATGCTGATGTAGGCTCGATCATAACGACGATTTCCGGTTTCTTTGTCTCTCCACCCGAAAAGCTCTGAGATCAAATATTTTTGGAAAAGTTCTAGCTTGAGTGGTGACCCATCACGTGCCGGCATCAGTTCGATAAACTCAACGGCTTTGTTGGCAAAGTCCTCATCAAAGTAATACGGCCATGGATTCTTTTTGCGCTTGCTGGCTTTCAAGTCTCTGCGATAACGTCTTGCTGCTTGCTTAATCTTTTTACCGGCAACAATCTCACCGCTTAGCACCTTGTCGGTATATTCAGTCGCATAGTTCACGATGACACCAGCTCCGCGAACGGATCGTCAGGCTTCTTCTTAGTCTCACTCTTTAAGGCAAGTTTCGCCCGGCTATACACTGACAGTCCCAATACTTCGTCAATGCGCATCATTTGATTTGTGGCATCCAGCTTCATTTTAACTGCTGGGTTAGCTTTCACACTATCGGTGGTTTCAACCATCATACCTTGTTCTTGAACCAGCTCGGCAGCTTTCTGAATGTCAGAATAGGCTTGGCAATGACTGGCAATCAGGGCAGCATCTAGTTCACTAACTGGAATGTCTTTTTTGAGCAATGGTACAATACGGTGCCACTCGGTCACAGCATAGTCGTCAAGCCATGTAGGGGGCTGTACTTGCAATTCTTTGTAAGTGAACAGTGCTTTTTCAGAGGCAACACGATCAGCTAACTGCTTTTTGGATAAATGTGCACTTAGGTTAGTCACTGATTTTAGGGGTGCTCCCATGTGTAACGTCCTTTCTGAATTTGTATTCGTTTATATCTATTATAATTATAACATATTGATTATACATAGGTTCTATGATTTTCGGTATTCATCGAAAAGAAAAGAGGCCGACCGTTCTTTCGCTCTAAAATTTGAGGGCGGGGGTCGATCTGTCGGGGGATCTCATTCGGCGTTGTGCTACCTACCGTGCGGTCTTAGCGTTATGACAAGTCTGGCACAAGCTTTGTAAATTGCTCTCATCAAGCCTGTGTTGCCAACCATAAGCTGTTTTGATTGGCTCAATATGATCAACAAGCACAGCTTGACGAATAATCCCACGTTTCAAACAGCTAGCACAAGTTGGATTGCGCAACCTGAATGACTTTGAAAGCTTTGTCCATGTTGTTGACTTGTAGAAACGTAATTCCTTCTCTTCATATTGCATGCGTTCCTGATTCGTTGCTTGCTTGTTCTTATCTTGCTTATGCTCCTCGCAAAAGCGCTGATTGAACGGGATCATGCGACGACACCCGGGGTGCATGCAAATGTGCAAAGGCACACTCATTTGCATCACTTCGCTTTCATCTCGGCCTTGGGGGTTCTTAATATCTCTTATCCTTGGCAAGATCAATCATGCGGTCAATTGAACTAATGGTGTCACTTGCTGAGGAACAAAGTTCATGGTATGCAATGCGGCTAATGCTTCCATATGAAGATCGTGTCAATAGATTAACGTGTGAGAATTGAAAACCATCTGACATTTCAAACGTTGGATATACTTCAATTTCATAGCCTTCACGTTGCTTAACAATGATGAACCAGTCTTTGGGTGTCATGCTGCGAACTAAGTAGTGTTCTTTCACCAGTACTCCAAGTTCAGTCCACTTGTCCCGATCGTGTTTAACGTCTACGAGTGCTGCTTTGCGATATGCTGTTTTTGTCATTTCAATTTCTCCTTGTGGTTAGTTTTAAACTTGCTTGTCTTTGACGTGGTTCACGTTAGAAACGAGAAAACTATGTCCGTACATAATCATGTGGTCTGTTTCCATTGACGCGCAGCCTTTGTGCTTGCCGGCCTTCCGTGTTGTCCATAATGATCTTAATACGTTTTTCATCAGAGATTGTGCGCCCCATCTCGTGTTTCAGATTTTTTTGGAACATCAATGTGTTGCTGTTATCTATTGCCGTATATTTCTCCACGTTTTAGCTTCTTCATATGGTTGAAGCCAACAAGTGGTAAAAGGTGGGCCACTTGGGACACTTTTTTGTAGATCCTTTATATATCAACGTTTTCACGTCTAAATATATGTCCAAATCACTTCTCTTTCTGGGACACTCTTGGGACACTTTTTTGGACACTTGCCAATGTGTCCAGCAATGTGTCCCTGAAGTGTCCCAATAGTGTCCATGCGATTAAGACTGTCATTGCTGATATATCAACGTTTTAAAGCCATGTGTCCCAAGTGGCCCTTGTTTTGTGACTCGTTGGCTGGCTTTAACTGTCTTCAACAAACAAATGCAAGTAACGCGATATTCTCGTGTTATTAAACTGTACTTTCTTTCTAGGAATTCCTTGTGCTTCTAATCGCCTTGTAAATTCCGGTTGTGAAAATGGTTTAATATTTTCTTCCCAACAATAATCTTGATATGCTTTGTAGATATTGCGTGATGAATCGCCACCGTTTGTATCTAATTCAATTCGGCAACGATCTTCAATAAATCTTGCAATGTTGTCAGAATCTTTAAGCCATTGTTCTTTAGCTGCTATCATGCTGGGTGATTTTGATAAGCTGTCGCGGTCAATTGCACGTTTGAACGCTCGCAAGCATTGATAGCTGAAAGCTGGTATCTCATCATAGATTTGATTGAGATCAAACTCTTTTTTGAAATTGTTATCAATTTTTTCGGAAAAGGAACAACGTACAATCTTCGTATAAAGCCACTGGTAAAGTCTGAGAATTTGGGCAACTTATTAGCTGAAAAAATCAGCTTGGCAAAATTCATAAACGAAAAACCGTCTTTCCCCTTAAACTCCGCAAAGATTGTATCGTCTCCCGTAAGTGCCTTTATTTGACCAGTGGTCTTTAGGAAACTGTCATCAAGATCTGCAAACATGTTGACTTCTTTCTGATAAAGCTGGCTTCCAGTGAAACGATTATCTTTATTAGCCAGATCTTGTAAGGCAACGTTAGATACATTTCGTTTGTCAAGTATTTGCTTTACAAATTCGATAAATGTTGTTTTCCCGTTTTGACCGGTACCTTGTAAGATAATTAGTGCTTGGAATGGCGAGTAACGATGGTAAAAACAGTAGCCAATGAACTCCATTAGAAAATTTGCAGATATTGGATCACCAGTCAAATGCGCTAACCAATCAACTGTCTTTAGATCCTTTTCCGATTTCATCTTTAGGTCGTAAGGATGGTTTTGCAAAATGTAATCCTCTGGTCGATGTGGTTGTAGCTTATCAGTAACAAGATTATAAGTTCCGTTGGCGAATGTGATTAGATTAGGATCAGCGTGTTCAAATGGACTTTCAATCATTTCCGGATGATAGACTTTAATAAAAACATAGTGTTTGACTTGGCCCAAGTTCCCTTGTGACCATTTTCCAACACTTTCTAGTTTCTCAGTAATGATCGTATCGAGAAATTCACTTAGTTTATCCAAGCGCCACGTACCAGTTGCTTTATCAAAACGTGCGCCTTGACTAAGCGTATCGAGACGTAACATAGGATTTTCTTTTATAATTTCTTGGCCTAACTTTGTAGCAGATACCTTGCGATTGCCATTTTCATCGTAAAATATCCATTCAGGCTCATTTTTCTTCATCTGTACAACATTACTGGCTAGTTTTTTTGCATCTTCGGGCATCGCTTTAACCAACCGCACGCCTCCTCTCTTCGGCTTTCAATACTGACTTGAAAATCTTATTAACTTCGGCTTCTGCCAAGGGTGTATCTAGATAGTTATCATTAGTTGTAAACAGCAAGTTATAAACTGTCTGCGGTTCTGCACCAGTGAAAAACATTTTGCCAGCAATCTTAGTCAGAAAATCATTGCGATTGCCGGTACTAGTGCCGTTCACCATTTCATCTAGCAGCTTGCCTGTCCATCGTTTGCCCCGATAAACTGTTGAACCACCAAACCCTAGGTTAGGGTGGCCGACACGCTGGATTTCATCTAGTAACCACTGAGGTGCTGGCGCTAGCTTGGTGATCTTGTGCCCTTTGAGTGGTTGATACATGCCGTTCTCGCGAATGCTAGGGAAAACCGGCACTCCAGTTGCAATATAGTCAAGGCCGGTTTTCTCGCCATTCTTAGAGAACAAATCCGATCGACTAGTTAGCTTCAATTCTTTGGGATAGGTGAAGAAAATATGAAGTCCGCCGTTTGGGGTGGTTTCAACATAGCTAGAAGGAATCTGACCAGCACGACCATCAGCGCTCAATTTAGCCAACGACTCATTGCCATTAGCCTCGCTTTTATGCCCCATATCAATGTCAAACACCAGCACACCATCAAGCCCCAAGCCAATATTGTAGTTAGGATGTTCGCCCCACCATTTCTTGGCCTGTTCTGGGTCTTTGGTGGCATCTTTGTACCCATGCGAACCAGCAAGTGGTGTTCGTGTCTCTGGCGCAAGCGGATAGACTGAAAAGCCATGCTGCTGATAACCAAGCGCTACTTTAAGCACGTCGACCATCGGCCGCATCTCCCTCCAGAAGTAGACGACGAGCATCAATGATCTTGTCGGATGTGGCATCAGTTAATGCTTCAAGTGACTTATCTTTAAGTTCTCGCCGCAGAACGATGAGCAGTGAACTGGCTTCTTTGAGTAAATCTTGAGTTGCTTCTATATCTGGCCTCGTCATCATTTGTTTACCTCATCAATCGTTGCCAAGCTGCTATCAACGTATTCTTGAATTGTTCTCAGGAGCGCCATCCATGTATAAAATGATCGATTCGTACCGTATGCCAAGATTGCAGCATTTTTTTCGGTACGATCGTTTCGATATGAAGTGACAGAGCCTTCCATAATGTCGAATTCATCACTAAGAGCTTCTAAAAGTCCTTTTGCAGTGCTGAGGTTAAAAGACGCCATGCCTAAATCAGGCGTTTTGGTGCTATTTGAAACATTTTTCATCATAATTACCTCCATTTTCCTTGACAAAAACATCGAATCGAGGCAAGCTAAAAGTTGATATGTATCTTTTCGCTTGTCTTCTTCTCGCCTTGAGCTGTCACTCTTGGCGATTTTTTTGTGGCCTCAATTAGTGAGCGTTTTTCTGCTTTTTTAGCTGCCCAATACCGATCACAATCAGCGTCAGCCTTTACAAACTGTGGCCACGTCCACCCAAAACGGGTGTTAATCATCTTCGGCATGGCCATCATCCTCTCGAAATTGCAGGTACGCTCCAAACACGCTGCCGACCATGAATGCCATGCAGAGAGCAGGAACTGTTATAGGGTGGCTTACTAGCCACGTAAGAATGCTAATCATCGGCATCATCCTCGTTTTCATACAGCTTTAGGATCTCCGATACCCGCAGCAATTTTTTTGCGGTCGTAACGGCCAGCTCGCTATTGGGGATATACTTGCCATCAACCGTGACGGTACTGTCTTCTGCAATGGCATGAACGTTAAGCTTAATGTCGTCTATCAAATTTCCAAGTTCGTGATCCAGTGCTATCTCTTCTTTACTAAACAAATTCATAATGTTTCCTCCTAGCGCTAGCGCCATGTCGTAGGTTTTTCACTTTTTGGTGATAAACCCTAGTTACTTTCCGCCTGCCCAGCGTGATTATTTGCCGTGGTTATTCATGTAATCGTCTATGTCTGCTGTGTTGATTCTTTTTACGCCGCCGACGACTTGTACCAACAATCCCTTCTTAGTCCAAGACAGTAGCGTGTTACGAGCGACACCGGCATAAACCGCTGCTTGACCGATGTTCAGCTTTTTGGATTCTTCATGCTGTGATGCAAGTTTGCTGACTGCTCGGGCCACTTCTTGCTGGATACGGTCTTGTAGCTGCTTGTCGAAGTCTTCTGACAACACTAGTTCCGCTTTCATTGAAGCCATTTGAATTCGCCCCCTTTCTTTATTACATGAATACAGTAACCTAATTGACTGTATGAAGTCAACAGCTAATTACTGCTTGCAGTAACTTTTTTGTGGCGTATAGTCATTGTTATAAGGAGGGACTGCCATTGATATCAATTAATTTAAGAGAAACTGCAAAGAAAAAAGGCTATACCCTAACGGATATAGCCAACGCAACTCATATTTCGATGAACACACTTAGTGTTCTTGGTCGTGGCGATTCTAAGGGAATTCAATTTGAAACACTTGATAAAATATGCCAATTCTTAGCATGTACCCCTAACGATATCTTACAATTTAAGAATGACTCATTAGATATTACGGTAGGAACAAGACCGGAACGAATAGACAAAACTTTGCTTTTTTCTGGTGAACTGCTTCCCATATCAATTGCCAAACAAATGAGCGAAGGTTTAACAACAAGTTTTAGAGGGCACCCATTCTTTATTGAGCTGCCAGAAACTTCTAAAGGAAGTACGTTAGTTGTTAAGGCTGGTCTCACACCTCATTCTGTTTCTCACTTTTTTGATCGGGACACTGCTGGAACATCCACATACACTTTAGAGGAATCAAAAAAGTATCTCGATTCTTTGACACACACGGAACGAGACCAGCTATTGATCTCAGCCACAACCTTCGCACGAGATAGGCTTGCCCCTGAAGTCTTTAAGGATGTTAGTGAAGTATATGCAATCTGGTTCAGTGATCCTGAACATAAGGGATCACTTCCGATGATTCCTATAGATTTAACAACTGCTTAACTGGTAATGAATCAGCCGCCACCTTTTCGCCATTTTCGGCGAAAACTCTCCAATCTAACACCGCCTGCCCAGCGTGACGGATAGGAGAAGAATATGGCATCAATTAAAAAGTACGCAACGAAAAACGGCAAAGAGTTCTGGCGCGTTCAAGTCTTTGCTGGTAATGATCTACAGACTGGCCACAAGAAGTACAAGGTGCGGCGAGGGTTTAAGACAAAAAAAGAAGCCACTGTTGCAGCAGCTAGACTTGAGCTAGCAATCAGCAACGGTGACTTAGAAGAAGAGAAACCAAAGCCCGTGTTCTTTCGGGATGTGTATGAGGAGTGGTATGGAAACTACATTAACACAGTAAGGGAATCAACGTGGGCTCGAACTGCTGGTATGTTCAATAATCACATCCTACCGGCATTTGGTGGTAAGCGGATCGCTACTATAACCACTAAGGACGTGCAGAAGGCCGTTAAGAGGTGGTTTGAGTTCACCTCTGCTAACTATAAGCGCTGGTATAACTATGTTTCATCGGTTATGGACTACGCAGTCCGACAAGGGTATATGAGTAAGAATCCCGCCAAAGCCGTTGTTTTACCGCACCATGACGATCTGGCTGGTGATAAGCCTGAAAACTTTTGGACTAAGGAACAAATGAATCACTTCTTTGCCTGTATCGACCAAAAGAACCACTTCGATGTCTTCATCATGTTTAGGGTTTTAGCCTTTACAGGGGTTCGCCGTGGTGAACTACTAGCGCTGACGTGGAATGATGTAAGTTTTAAAGAAAACAGTATCAAAGTGAACAAAACACTAACGCAAGGTGATAAAGGCCACCAGATCGTTCAGGCACCAAAAACACGCGCTGGACGGCGCACCATTCCGGTAGACGGTCAAACGATGGCATACTTGAAACGGTGGCGTAGAATACAGCAGGAAACATTCCTACAACTAGGTATTAATACGATGCAACCGAATCAATTGCTTTTCACTAATACTAAAAACGGGTATCAGTCATTAAACACACCGTCTAAGCGACTGCATAAGCTGCAAGATGACAATGGACTTACACCTAGAATAACCATTCACGGGTTCAGGCATAGCTTTATATCTAATTTACTGATTGCTGGTGTTCCTGTTACGTCAGTACAAAAACTGGTAGGGCACACAGATCCGACTATTACGCTTGGTGTGTATGCTCACGTCAGTGCAAAGCAGGAATCAGAGGCCACCGCGGCACTTGCTAAATATATGCAAAATTGAATTAGAAAACCACAGAGAAAACCACGGGGGTTTTAAGGATGGTTGGTAATAGCTCTAGGGTGCATGGTTAAGGCGTTTCATGTAAAACAGTTACGTTTCCCCTGACCACCCAGAATATAAACGTAACCGCGACCCACAGGCAGATAGAAATGCTTGTGGGTCGCGGTTTTTCGTTACTTTTAAAGCTATAAAAACTGTTATCGAAGCATTAAAAGGTTCTGCGTCAACTTGTGTTGAAGATAAATATGTCATATGAATGGCTCTCTTTTTGGGGAGCCATCTTTGTCATGTTCTGCTGCGGTTTGGTGAACCTTCTTGAAGAAGTTCATCAGGTTCTTGAAGCGGAAACAGGAGCGTTTGAGCGGGATGGTACCCCTTCGATGGCTCGTTGGAGAGAGGAAGAGAGCATGGGGTGGTTACGGCGAGGCGAACAGCGCATTAGTGTTGATATCGTCATGCCCATTGGTGTGCCCTTTGGTTCGTAGGTGCTAATAAGTATGACAAGGCAGTCGGCGTCATGTAGACTTGCTTGAGCTTAGCTCAGTATCGAATGCGATATCGATATGTCTTCTATTGCATTACATATTCGTTTAAGCACAGCAGGAAACTTTTTTATTTGGCATCAGGAGCGGTTCGATGGAAAAGCCGCCGTGCCTTACAGGGTCGACTGGGTTTGTCATTGGGCTGTTTGATCTCCTGAACGTGCATTGGGTCAAGGCTGGGTCGTAAACTGGACGATATAGACCCGATTAATGATAACCTGCGCATTTAGGGAAACTTCGTGGACAATGGTCTTGTTAGGGAAGTTCATTTCCATGTTGATGATCTGTACCTGAAGGCGTTCTGTGAGTGAATAGTAAGCGATGAAGAAGACCTTAATTCTACGATTAACCAGTTGTCCAATAGAGGCACCGGTTGATGCGACACCGTTTCAAGACAGATAAACGACAGTCGAACAAACTCGTCAAAGCAGAGACTGGGGACAGGTGGCGAATGGGAAACAGTTTGAGACTCTAATTTATGGATTTGTTGGCCTAAAGAAGATGAGATCCTAACAATATGCGCGATTACGGTGACGATTAATCGTTTATAAGCCAGTTTCGCCATGTGTTTTGCGGCAGTTATGACCACGCCTCAAAGCCATCAGATTAGCCGGTAAGCTCAATAATATGATACTGGCGTCAGTGCGTCCTGTTGTCTCGATATTCACGGCGAATAGAGGCGACTTTGATACTAGTATCTGTTTTTCCGAGGACATGCAGTGTAAGATCGTTTTCGGACATTTACTCATGACCTCGCTTGCTTTTGGTTTCGACGCTAACGAGAAGGGTATGAACTCTGAGCAGGTGTCCCTCGTGTTATCGAAAAAAGTCGTACCTTGTCAGCGTTGATTATTTCTCAACACCAGAAAGTGTATACCACATTCTTCGCAATGCATGAACCGCTTTGTTGTTATTTTTTGGAAGGATTAAAATAATAGTACAATTGGTTTCGGTTCAGTGTTAGCGTGAGCCTTTTACAAAATTATCTCGAAAATAAGGAGGAATTGACGTGAATTTAAAAGAGTTAATAAAATATGTGTTTGAACATTATCCAATACGGAAGCCTACTGGTTTTAATGAAAGACAGGGAAAAGGGGATCCGCTAGTTAGCATTATAAAAAAGGGTCTAACACAAATTGAAAATAGTGAACTTGTTTTGGGGGAAAGATACTCTTCTAAGGGGTCTGCAGGCATGGGTGAATGGGCAACCATACCATGGATTGGCTTGTTCGATCATGAAATTTCAATGAGTGCAAAAAAAGGATTTGATCTTGTTTATTTATTCTCGGCTGATTTAAAAACTGTATATTTATCACTCAATCAGGGATGGAATTTCTATCAAAATAAATATAGTGGAAAATCAGCACTTGAAAATATAACGAAAGTATCGGAATATTGGCGATCCAGACTGACTAGGACAACGGATTCGATGACTGGTGACAGTATTGATTTACATGCATCACAGTTTAAAAATACAAAGTTGCCAAGGGGATACGAACAAGGTTCTATTTTGAATATCGAATACCGGAGAGACAACTTACCGGATAATGTTACGCTAATAAGTGACTTGCTTGCAATGAGAACCGTTCTCGAAGAACTAAAGCGCCAATTATTTTCACCTGATGATTTAGAAATTTCAATCGCCTACATTTTAAGATCAACTAAAAAATGTCAATTGCCTGTTGATTCTCAACCCTAGATTGCAATAATAAAGTTACCACCTAGAAAGAGGCTTGCTC